ATTATATAAGTTCTCATTGTTTAAACAAATACGTTTAAAGTCTGCTTCAAGCGATGCTTGATAAGCTACGGCTTCTGAATAAATATCGCAAGTTGAGAAGGTAGGGAAATAGTTTTCATTTGCATCTTTACCAATAACAGACCAATCATGCAAAAGCTCTTTCAATGCGTCAAGCTTTTCTAGGTTACCCATGACTCGCATTCGTCGATAGTCAATGATGTGAATTTTGTCTCCAATACGTCCGCCAAGAACAAATACGGTGTAATCATTCTTTTCTTTTGTGCCAGCCGATAGATCAACACCTACACCAAGAGTATCAAATTCTGTTGCAATTTCAGCTTTAACAATAAGTTCTGGTGCCATCGACAGTTCATTCTGTCTGACAATTTGATTCATGTATTGAAAACTGAAGGCAATAGGTGCTTGCCGTTTCTTTTCTTTTAAATAATCCAGTGACCACATTTCAGGCCAATACGATTCCTCCTCTCCTGTTATCTCATTGTTTTGAATTGCTGACAAAACAAGCTGCATCCAGTTATTTTGTGGATTAAATGTTGTGGCGTGAATGTCATCGTGCCTGAATCTAGTGCCAAGACAAATTGCCCTCCCACCTTCAAACATAGTTGGTGCAATCACAGCATTCCAGTTATCCTGCATCATTTTCCTGATGTCAGGATTTGATATGTCTGTACTACTTTTGATCGGGTCGTCGATTATGCATAGGTGAGATCGTTTTGAGGTAACTGAACCTTTCAAACCTGCAGCGCAAAGAGTAAATTGCTCCTCACCAGTTGTATCAATACCTGCAAATTTATGGTCAATAGACCAATACTCATTGCTTGTTACGTTTTTAAGTAAGCGTACCTTGGGAAATACTTTTTGGTATTTTGTGCTTTCAATAATTCTTTTAATCGTGGCAGACTTAGATCTTGCAATATCAACCGTATAGGACAGGTAGAGGATCTGTAAGGGCTTTTGCGCGGTAGTATGGATGCCTATGGCCCAGGCGGTAAATAAACCCAGTACAGTGCTTTTAGCGGAACCCCTGGGACCAAGTAGATCAATGTTTGGCCCAGCAATTTTTATAAGGCAATCAGTGTCTTCATTTGTTACTAATTGTCTATGCCAATCTTTATGATGACTTGCAGGTGGCTTGTCTGCTACATATTCACAAAAATATCCAAAATCTTCTCTAGCCTTCTCTAGTAAATCTTCATCTGAATTACGACGAACCTTATGCTTCTTGATAGCAGCTTGGGCATTACGTCGATAAGCAAGATGAAGATGTGAAGGCATTAATAGTTTAATAAGTAGTTAAATGATACCAGACTTTAAGCAAAGGCTGATCTTCGTTTACCCTTTTATCAACCATTTTTCTTCTCTTTATAACTCTTGGCAGCTTTAGATGCACGTTTGGCTTTGGCCTCGTCTAATGCATCTTTACGCTTTTCATTATCACTCTTGTCACTGCCATCTTCTTTCTTGGCATTCTTATTCTTGAAATACTCAAGAAGCTGTGGCGGCATTTTACCTTTAGCCATTACGCTACTCCTTGTTGTAATTGAGCATTCAAAAGAGCCTGAAATGCTTCAGGAGTAACCTTTTGATTGTCTTGCCGATTTTTAGATAAATTACGCACCATATTCATCACTCCTTGTGGATCAATATTTACAGGTGCTTGTTGTTGTGGTTGCATGATTATTTAGTCTTCATATTGTAGTTTAGCCCATACAGACATTGATGCTTCTTGTAGAGGTCCTTCAATCGGATCATCTTTAAAGATTGCGGCTAACTCACGAAGTGCACGATCAGCACCAGCCATAAGAAGACCTTTGCGATCTTTAGAAGAAACAAATGAATCAACCTGTGCAATTGTGCTACGCAATTCTTTTTGCATTGCAGCAATGCGAGAAACACCTACATCTCTTTTTACTGCAAATGATTCAATATCATCACGCAGTTTTTTAATATCTTCTTGCATCTTGTTAATTTCATTTAGCAAGATACCAAGATGATCTGGTTTATTAAAATTGGCTTTTAACCAATCATCTACACCAGTAATGCTTCCGTTATATCCCAGGAATCGTGCATACAAATAAACCTGCACAGAAGAAAACATTTCCTCTGCGAAGGCGTAAAAAGATTCTTGAGATGAGGAGTCAAGGTTATCGAGCCAATGCTCAAAAACCTTAATATCGATAAGCGCGTTGGGCCTGCCCGTAATCTCGGGCTTCATCTTGTTCCCTGTACTCTTGCTGCTGTTTTGCAGATGTTCGCTGCTCTTCTGCGCCTTTTCCGATTGTTTCTCGTTCTTGAGCACCTGACTCCTCCATCTTCTTCTTAGAGAATTCGTAGGCTACTCCGGCAGCTTGACGATACTTGTCAAGATCAAACCAGTCGTCATCGTTGTATGTAAGATCGACGTTAGCAGCCATTTGAAATCAAATCAGAAGTTGCTCATCATGGAAGCAAGACCCTGGGCATAAATGTCCCGGCGGCCTTCAACAGACTTTTGACGCTGCTGGCGCTTTTTGGATGACTCCAGCTTGTCAAGCAGTTGCTGGAATTCAGCCAAGTTAATCGTTGCTTCAGTGGTGTCGTAATTAATAGCCATTGTTTAACTTTAGGCGTTTCTTAAATTATAGTACAGTTTATGTAAAACTAAATGCAGAGATCAGAGAACCGTAGATGGCTTTATCTTTATCAATCTTGGCAACATCACGTGCGGACTTACCACGCACTTCTTCGCCTTTGACGCCAAACTCTCCAGTAATACGAGCAACGTCTTTAGCCGAGGCGCCTCGAATAGTCTCTACGTCTTTAAGTCCAGCATTAATAATTGGCTGCAATTGCAGGGCTGTGTCTTTTCTTATGTTTTCCGCTCCAAGTATTGCTTCCTTGCTTCTATCTGAAGCGTAGTTTGAGGCTTCAAGGCTTCTATCCGATGCATACTTTGTCGCACCTGCGCTAAGTTCCCCAACCTTGATGGTAGCACCCGATGTAACATCAGCGATATAATTATTTGATTGCCTAATGATATTTTCAATTGTCGTATTAATGTTTCCCTGTTCTCTCATCCGAGCAAGATCTGCTTCCAGATCAAACTCGGCAGGAGTCATGCCAAGTGCATCACTGTAATCGTAGTTACCTGCATTCTCATCTGGGGAAGGTGCGGCTGGAGGCTCTGGCCCAGTAGTTTCAGGCAAATTGGTACCTTGACCGCTCCAGAGATTCCAGATAGCTCCTGCCCGATCTCCTATACTGCTTAAATCACTATTATCAAGACTATGCTTGATTTCGTCGGGGGAAGCTTGACGGGCGTGAGCTTCAATAAGTTCTTTGTTGCCATATAAACCACTAGCCTTACCAAGGTAAACACGCTCGCCAGCTTGATTTATCCCCCAGATGTCGCCAGCCGTGTTATACATGTTGCGATCACGGGCTTTGGCCTGTTTCTCTAATTCAGGGGAGTACAGAAGGTTAAAGCGTTGCCTTAACTCATCTAGTCCGTACTGACCTGCTCCCCAATTTTGACCCCATCCCATAACTACGACACCGTAAAGTAAGTTTTATCAGAACAAATACATTGTTCTATATCTTTATTTATCTTACTACACAAACATGTCGGCGTATTGATATTTAATCTCAGGTACTTGAGAAGTAAATTTACCAGTTTTTTCACCACTTTTAGTTCTGACAGGTCTGCCATAATAAGCAGCCATCTCTTCTTCGGTTGCTGTTAATGGTCCCTTGCGTTCAAACTCAGGAGTCATTGCAAGTCTTTCAGCAATACTTGAGGCCATCTGACCTGGATTTGTAATATTAAACTCTTTTAGATAGTTTGTATAATAATCAATATCTTGCTGAGTGGCTTGACGATTCAGTAAATCCTGGAACTGAGCACCAATAGCAGTTTGGTAGGTTTGTTGCGTAGGGGTAAAAGCTATTGAGTTTAAAAGATCTTCAAACTTTGACTCATCAAAATAAGATTTGTAATTTATTAAATTTTCCATTGCTGTTGAAGACATGATTGCTCCTCCTATGAGAATAAACGTCGTGCAAAGGCTATTCGCGTGGGTGACTGTCCAGCAAGAGCCATACGTGATGATACATCTCTGGTAAAGTTCCTGGCAAACTCAGGGGATTGCGCCATAAAATCAGTGCCGTACTTTAAGCCACCAAATTGCCTAAAAACATCTTGATCGGCAAATTGAGATTGCGCACCATATTGTGCCAATGATAAATCTCTACCGAGAAGCATCTTCTCCCTTTCAAGCTGGGCAGCCTGGTTGGCCGCCCTTCTTGCGGCATCTGCGGACTTGTTAGCTGCACTGCTACCCAAAACACCTTGAATTAAACTGCTACCAATAGTAGCAATTGCCATCGGCCACGCCATACCAGATAATCCCCCTAATGCAGAAATGCAGGTAATCCGTTACTCATATTATAACCTTAACGTACTCTTGCAAAACTAAAGTAGTCCCTTGAGGGCATGTTAGGCCTTAAATCAGGAATGTAATCAGGCATCTGCGAACGAGATGCAATTTGAATTCTCGCTGGATCATATTCCCGACCAGCATAGGCATAGTTTTTAATTGCAGCAGGAATGTCTTTAAGGAAAGATGCAGCTAAGTTAGACATCATGCCGTATTTCATTTGCTGCTCAGCACGACGTTGGAACATTGGCTCTAGTACTTCAAGTCGTTCTTTAAGGCTTTGAGCACTGTTTTGTTGTTGATTATTCCAATCAGTATATTTTAAATAGCCAAGCAAGTTGGGATTCATGCCGCTTAGTTGACTCCAATCAAAACCAGAAGAAGACGTTGCTCCTGGCATTAATCCACTATAATTTGGATTAAACCCTGCCAACAAACCCGTTGGGGCAGAAGTTGGGAAAGTTGAATCACCCAACAAACCAAAGTCATAAGGAGTACTGTTGCTCATGATCATCCAAAGCTAATTGAAGGTGCTTGAAGCACGGATCCTGAATAAGGATTAGATGTAAGTGCAGTACGAAGAGTTGCACCAGTTTCTGCTTGAGCACCGGTAGCAAGTTTACCTACTGTTGCAAGAGTACCAAGCATTGCATAGTTTTGGCCCATGGTATTGACCATTGCTTGCTGGCGAACAAGATCAGCGTTCTTCATCTTTTGAATCAAAGGATTCATGCGCTGCATTTGTTCATATTGTGTATTCATGACATAACCCAGCATATCTTTCTGGGCTGCCATGTTGGTATTAAGAGTTTGGCCATATAGCTGAGTTTGAAGATTACCCATCTGCTCAGCTGCAGCCAATTGAGAGGAAAGCTCTCCCTCTTTACCCGTGGTAGGTTCTTTGGTGACTTTGCGCTTAGCGTACTCAGCAGCTTCAGGAGCAACCTGAGCACCAAACATACCTCCCAGGATGGGAGCGGCTGCCATACCAATTTTTCCAATGGCACCTGCGATACCTGGTGCTTTTGCTACGCCACCGAGAGCAGCGCGAGCAAGTCCTTGTGCACCTGCAGCACCTGCAATACCACCAGCAGCTGCGGCTGCGGCACCAAGAGGACGACCTTCTTGCATTTCACTTGCTGCAACACCTAATCCAGGAATTAGTGCGCCGCCAAGTAATGCAGCTCTAGGAAACAAGGCGCCAGCCTGCTGAGCAACATTGCCAGCTCGTTGACCTAATTTATAGTAATCAGCAGCGGCCCTAGGATCACGCATTGCACCTTGCATTGCCTGCATCGGGTTATAAGGAACCATGGATCCGCCAGTTCCAATGCGAGTTCTTTCTCCGTTCATCTACTTTAATTTATATTTTCATTAATTAAATTCTATCATCACATACCTTGGCTATATTCTTGAACTGTTGGTAATTTAGGTTGTCCTGCAGTGGCAATCATTGCGTTTGCAATTTTACCCATTGCCGCACCAGCTAATGCACCACCAGCACCGACGGCAGCAACAGTACGTGCTCTTGGTAGATCTTTCTTACTACGCAATAATGCGCCAGTAGCACCAGCACCACCAGCCAGTGCACCTGCGGCTTGGAGTCCTACAGGGAAACCAACAATACGTACTTCAGGTTCACCCTGAAGATTTTCCATCGTTCCTTTAACAACACCAACTCCTAATGGACCTTTTTCGTTATACAAATAATTCATATAGTTTGCATAACGTTCTTTTGTAAGACTTGGAATATCTTGTTGTGCAGTTTCAAATTTAAGGGGACGCCCCTGGCGACCAAGTACAAAGCGATCAATTAATTCAGGAGCAACTTGTCCTGTCTGACGGCGATCCTCTGATCCTTGCTCTGCATAAGATTGAGCAAAGCCCTTGGGGCGACCCAGCTCACCAATATTAGTAATATCAAACGTACCAAGTGATGCGCTAACTGGAAGACCAACAGCAGCAAGTTGAATTGCGGCTCTCTGTGGACCTTTGTATTCATAAATTCTTTCGCCAACAACCTGTTCTGCAAGTTTATCTGCAATTGCCATCGGATGGTTATAACGCCAATAAAGATGTCTTGTGGCATCATCACCAACATCAGTAAGCAATCTTGCGCTAACGGCACCGGCCATTTGGACAGGAGTTGAAGGTGTAACACCAGCAACCCTAAGTTGTTCGTAATAGCCACCGGCCAAGAAAGGAATAACGCTATGTGAATAACGTTTTGGTTGTCCTGTGGATTTTAGTTTTTGTTCCGCTTGCGCCTCCGAAATACCAACTCCCGTTTTCCAGCCTTTTCTTAATGCTTCTAACATGTCAAACCCCCACGATTGCGCCCATGTTGGCAGCAACACCACCTAAATCATATTGTTGTGGTTGCATCATTTCCTCTAACTGCTGACGCAAGTAAACATTTTCCATGCCTTGGGCTTGAAGCATGGTTCCAGGGAAATAAGCATTAGGTGTATTCATTCGACCAGCGAGTACACCTTGATTAATCAAATCACGCTGTGCATTTTGTTGCATGATTTGTTGCGGTTGGGAAATGTTACTAGGCATGACTGGCATTTCGCCACCTGCAACAGCAATACCCGAAAGAACGGAGGCACTGATATTTGCTGGCATTTCAAGTCTAGAACGTACTTTTTCCTCCACCATCTTTTTAGTTTTAGGATCTTGCACCATCCGTGTCGTACCAGGGCGTAACTTCCTTACTGCCATTGTTGCGGGATAAGATGCAGCAACGTCTGCAGCACCATATTTAAGTGCAGTACCAAGATCAGCCCCAGACAGTAAAGATAAGCCAGTATTTAAGCCACCACTAACAAGAGCATCACGCGCAACATCTTTATTCTTTGCGGCAAATTGAAGTAATTTTTGAAATAACTGGCCTTTCATTTTATTTACCTTTCATGTCTTAATTATAGATCCTTTATTCTTCGTCTTTTTTCTCAAAACCTGATTTACCAGATAACAGTGTTTCAACAGAAACTTTACCTTCTGCTTCGGCTTCTGCTTTTCCTTCTGCTTGCGCCATGATGTAACCTTTGGGATCAGGATTTTTGGCACTTGGCATTGGATCTTTAATTTTATCGCTTGGTTTAATTGTTGGGCTAAGGCGATATGCATCAACCCAAAACTCATTAAATGCAGGGTCCTGCTTG